CTGCGTTGTCTTGCATGTCCCATAATAATGTGTAGGCAGACTTTAGATGTGAATACTGAGGCACAATCTGTTTCAGTGTACCTTTCTTACTTTTCTTAACTGACAAGTAATCTCTAGGTGGTTCGATACCATTTGTTGCGTTAGACACAACACTAGATGACTCACTTGGCATTTGTGCTGTGAGTGTAGAGTGTCTCAGACCATTGGTAAGAATCTCTGCTCTGAGTTTCTCCCAATCCATATCATATTTTGGTTTGACTAGTTCGTCAACATCTGATTTGTATGTATCGATAGGTAAAATACCTTGTGCATATTTTGTTCTATCAAAGTAATCACAGGCACCTTTCTCTTTGGCAATCTCGTTAGATGCCTTGAGTAGATAGTACTGAAATCTTTCTGTAAGTCTATGTACAAGTTCTAGTGCTTGTGGGTCATTGTACTTGACTTTGTTCTTTGCCAAGAAGTGTGCGAGACCGATGTAACCAATACCAAGTGATCTTCGTGCAAGTGTTGATCTCTCAGCTGCAGGCACTGGATATTCTTGATAGTCAATGAGTTCTTCTAGACCTCTGACTGCAAGATCACATAAGTCTTCCATTTCTTCTTCTTTCACAATACCAACATTGACTGCCGATAGAATACATAGGGCGATCTCACCCTCGCCATCGATGTGTTCAATCGGATCAGTAGGCAAGGTAATCTCTTGACATAGATTACTCATGTTCACTTTATCAGTGAAACTGCTATGAGAGTTGCAGTGATCTATATTCATGATATAGATTCGGCCAGTCTCCGCTCTTTCTTTTAGTAGATCGGTAATCAACTCTCTGGCAGATATCTTGGTTTTAGGGACAGAAGTAGCTCTTTCGTACTTCTCATATAATTCATCGAACTCATCTGTACCAAATGACTCGTAGAGACCAGGAACATCGTGAGGACTAAACAAACTAATTTCTTCATTCTTCAAAAACCTCTCATAAAATAATTTACTCATTTGAATAGAGTAATCAAGTTTTCTAACTCTGTTGTCTTCTGTACCCTTGTTGTTCTTGAGTACAATAATGTCTTCTATTTCTTGGTGCCAAATTGGGAAATGTACTGTAGCACTACCTCCTCTGACACCGTTTTGTGTACAACATCTAACAGTGGACTCAAACTTCTTAAGGAAAGGGATAACTCCTGTATGTTGGACTTCACCACCTCTAATTTTCGAACCGATTCCTCTAATTCGACCAGCGTTGATTCCAATTCCTGCTCGTTGTGCCACATATCGCCCAATTGCCATGTCACTGCTGAAGATACTTCCGAGAGAGTCTCCTGAGTCGACAAGCACGCAGCTTGCAAATTGTTTAAGTGGCGTTCTAACTCCTGCCATGATTGGGGTCGGGATGTTAATTTTGAATTGGGAGATTGCATCGTAATACCTCTTTACATAATCGATTCTCTTCTCACCATAATTCTGGAATAGAGTCATGGCGATTAACATGTACATAAACTGTGGCGTTTCAAAGATTGCACCACTGCTTCTGTCTTGCACCAAATACTTGTCTACGATCTGTTGTAGACCTGCATAAGTGAAATCAAAGTCTCTACTATGGCGTAGATAACTGTTTAACTTTTTGTATTCTTTGTGTGAGTATGCATCTAAAATATCTGCATTGTAAACACCTGCTTCGACATTTCTTTCTGTAAGTTCTCTCAGGTCAGGATAGATTTCTGCATCTTTCCATTTGGTGTTGAAGACCTGTTTCTGAACTGCAAAGAGTAACAATCTAGCTGCCACAAATTGATAGTTTGGTGATTCTAGTGAGATTAGATCACTAGCAGATTTCACTAAGATTTTCTGTATTTCTTTTGTTGTAATGCCATCAAAGAACTGCAAACCAGAATTCATTTCGACCAATGACTCTGACACACCTGTGATACCTCTACAGGACTTTTCTACCATTTTATGAATTTTATCTAGATCGATGGTAACTTTTGTGCCATCTGATTTTACTACTCTAATTTCTGAGTTCATACTCGTTTATACTCCTTCAACTGTAATCTGGCTGAGAGACCTTTTACAGTGCATTTATCTATTATATCTTTCACTTCATATTCTGACAAGCCACTTCTGATCATATCATTGATATCTTTGCACTGGCTGATTCTTTTATCATTCCAGATACAGACCCGATACCCAAGCGTGATCACTTCTTCGATCTTCTTGATGATTTGTTTGTTTCGTGGTTCGTTGTCGTAAATGAGTATCGCATTGTCTTTTATATCTTCGCTTATCTTCTTAAAGTCACTACCTGCTACTGCAATACTGTTTGGTAGGAATAAACTATCTATGGGTCCCTCTGTCACATAGATTGTTTTAGTTTTGTCCACATTATTTAAGTTGAAGATGAGTGGCACATCATCTTGAAACCTCAGTGTAAGATATCGTAGAGGCGAATCGTTGATTGCTCTACCAGTTACACCGATAAGTTTCCCATTCTCATTGTAGAATGGCAAGATGATTCTAGGATCAGTCCCTAGTACTCTGTCTTTATACTTAGGGCTTAGTTTAGACAAGACTTCGGCGTTCTCAACAAACCAAATGTCTTTCATCATGAACTCAGGTATCTTACGATTTAACAGATAGTTTCTAGCGTTGGCATCTTCTGTTACTTTAGTAGCGACTGATTTCAGATCATCTGTAGTTGTATTTAGAATATCTATCCGTGGGGTGAACTTGAATTTTGAAGAATCTGGCATTTTTTGTACTGGTTTTTTGCCTTGTTCTTGCAACCATTCTTTCAAGTATTCTTTGTGTATAGCAGGATAATTATCTTTGATAAAGTTTACAGTTGATGTTGATTTACCACAGTTATGGCACTTGTAAATGAGTGATTGTTCTTTTACAAAATGATAACCTCTGGCTTTGTATGTGTTCTTTTGCGAATCACCACAGTAAGGACATCTGTGATTGTAGGTGTTTTCATTGATCCATTTCGCCATATCGAGATAAGGCGAGACCATATTAAGATATTTCTTTTCTAACCATAGCATAGAATACTATGATAACACAGGTTTAGTCTGATTGTAAGTCTTTTTTACCGAATTGAGCCATCTGTTTTTTAGGTACTTGAATGACATATCGGTTCTCTACGACCTTGGGTTTTTCTTCTTCTACTTTACGAGCAATCATACCTGTGGCAGATACTAATAACAGGACAGCCAGTGGATCAAATACGAAAATTAGAGCAAAAATGACCCATCGGACAGCGTTGTCAAGATACTTGACAGACTCTTCTTGTCCATAGATGACTTCTGCAACATATTTGATTGGTCCTATCTTAGAATCCTGTTCAAGTTGTCGTCTCTGGATAGGAAGTTTTTCTTCTGTGTACTGAGTTATCAGATCAATAGACTGATCTATATCTGTTGCAATCTGAGCTCTTTCGTCTCTCTGTTGTCTATTGATATAGTTTCTGTCTTGTGGACGACCTGTGGTGACGACCAGGTCGAGTCCTGTGAGTCTTTCTTGTAGTCTTGTTATCTTTGACTCTTCTGCTTCAATACGAGTATCGAGTATTGACAACTCTAGATTATTACCATCGCCTACTAGACTAACTTCGATGTTTGCCTTTGCAAGATAACCAAAGATACCAAGTGAAGTGATTAACATCAAGACTGCTACAGATGAGAGTAAATAATATTTGAGATAGTTAAGTTTCTCCCATGCAAGGTGTAGATAGGCGGCAGTTACAAGTTTACCAACTTCTAGGGCAGTCATCATAACTATGGTGCCAAGATATGCACCTGCAAAGATAGTTGCCATACCTATCACTGAGAAATAGGCTGCTATACCTGCTATTGCTAGCGAAGTCAATAGTGCCATGTAGTTTAGAAACTTTAACATTTGGATTAATTATATCTTCTTTTTAGAAGTTTTTGAAGTGCTTTTGTGTATTTTTCGTTGTCTCTTCGATACAACATCTTTTGTGGTAGAGGTTGATCTGTTGCAACGGCAACACCTGTAGAGTTGACAGGCGCATCTTCTTTGAGTTGATCATATTTAAAGAATGACATCAACTGATCTGCTAATATGATACCTGCTTTATAATCACTAGGAAAATGTAAACCTGCGATCACTCTACCATATGCACAAATATCAGCGGCATCTCTCAAGTCTGCCTTGAGTTCTGGATGTAGTTTGCTGAGATAGTTTGCGACAACATATGGTTGCACTGTATGACCAGATGGATATGCAGGCGTCTTTGATGTATCAGTCTCGAACTTCTTAAAGTCGATGTTGAGTGCCTCTGCAATCATATATGGTCTTGGTCTGTTATAATGGTTTTTGTAATGTCGAATGATTGGTCTACATTGATCTTCTATGTACTCGATCTGCTCTTCATCGAACTCAATGCCATTTTCATTGAGTACTTCTTTGATGTAATACGATGCATCTTCATCGCACATTTGATATGCCACTTTCTCTTCGTCTGTGGCTTCTGTATGTTCTTTGATAATTGTTTCGAGTTCTTGTCTGACTTCTCTAGATGAACTCATAGGTGGATTTGGAAGTACAATGCGTTGCCATCCATCTTCGAAGATTTCTATTCTATCGTATTTTGCTTTCTTAAGTTCTGATTGAGGTTTGAAGACTAACTTGTCGACTTCTAAAACTGCCTCAATAAACATCTTCGGCTGTGAATAAGATTCTGTCATTTCCGATGTACCCCTCGTATATCATGATACCATATCCGATACCATGTTCTTTGACATCTGTAACTTCTGTCTTCTCTGGATATATCTTTATCTCACCATTGTCATCGAAGTTTTGTTTACATTGTCTTCTAAGATTGTATGGTCTATCTTGATAGAGTTTACCTACTTGTATGCACTCATCTAATGCCTCAGGTGTAACTTTGTCATTCTCTTTTAAATGTGAATAAAATTTCTCAAATAACTCATCCATCTGATCAGATGTTATGTTTGTTTCTTCTTTTAGTAACAATAATGCGACTGCATATGAGGCAAATGCCGATTTACCTGCTGGTAGTTTTTCGATAAGTTTCTTGAGATTGAATACTAGTCTATGAAGTGGTGTGAGTGAGTTCTTTTCTTCAGTAGTTTTTGGATTGTTTTCTAACTTGACATTCTTGTTGTTTGGATCAGGTAATGTTTTGATACGATTACCCTTTGCATCAATAAATCCAAACTTATATGCAGGAGTCTTGTTAAAAGGTGTTGTTAACATCTTTAGAATCCTGAATACGATTAAACTGTCTATTACTCTATTGACCATAAGACTATTTATGCTTTCTAATTATAGATCACGGAGTCTTTGCGCTAATTTCTGATCTATCGATATCTCTGGCATCCATTTATCATCAATGAAATCTAGATATAACAACATTGTTTTGATTGAGTGCCAATGTTCTTTTTCTTTGATCTTGAAGTTCAACATTCTCATGCATGGTTCAAAACCAAAAACATTGAATAAACATATAATATGATTTAACATTAGGCGTTCTCTGAGTTCGCCTAGATCATGATAACGATGTAGTAATCGTTTGAGATAACGAAAACGCCTAACATCTTCGTAGAAGTCTTCCATGTCCTCACATTGAGGATCATCGTAATGCTTCATCGCATAGGCGTTAAAATTTTTTGATGTGATTTTGTCAAAAAGACCCATAATATAACTTAAAATTTAATTGATGCACCTGTATATAGGTGCACCCAATTAAACTAGTGAACCGTAGACTTTGTACATGTTGTTCTCAAGTCTTTCGTACTTAACAACA